TCATATAACGATAAATACTCTATAAAACAAAAAACCCCACCTATTATGGATGGGGTTTAAAATAGTTAAAAATATTTTTTTATTATTTAATATCTGAACTTTCAATTAATGTGTAGGTAAAATGATTACCGTGTACTTTAGCCGCTTTTTTACAAATAGACATAAATTCATTAAAATCTTTTACTCGTTTAAACACCTGACAACCTTCTGACCAATTTTCTACCCAAGTAGAATCAACACCAGATTTATGTATATTAATACCAAACATTCCTGTATCTTGCTTAACTTCATCAAATGTTAAATCTTTATTACCATCTCTCCACACAGTAACTTCTTGTAATCTTTGACAAACCGCTTCATATTTTCCTTGATGTAAGGATAATGCGTAGGCTCCTCTATATTGTCCCGGCACTAATCTTGCAACACCATTTTTATTATGGAATTGTTTAACTCCTTTTTTTCCTGGGTCACAGGTTGCTTTCCAACAATAAAATTGTTCTACTAAGTTAGCGTCTTTAAAAGATACTGTTAAACAATCATCAAATACATTAGTCACTTTTTTATATATACCAGGTGTGTTATTTCTTACACCCACTATATTTACATCGTAAGTTTTATTTGATGCATCTTCAAACCATTTATATCCTTTTGATTTTACTGCCATTTTGATTTGTTCTTTTGTATAACACATATTCTAATTTATTAATAAATATTACATAAAATAAAAACCTCCACCTGATAAAGGAAGTGGAGGTTAATTTTATTTTTTTATTTTAGTATCCGTAGTCGTATCGTACCAAATAACAATAAGAAGTAATATATTAAAAATAATTAGTTTAAAGAAGTTTGAAGTTAAAATAATTAAAACTAAAAATAAGAATATAATACAATATATTATATATGTGTCCAAAATATATGTGTCCAAAATAACTATGACTTTATAACACTCAATTCTTTGGCCCTTTCAACTGCGATATCTTTAGTCTTAAATCCTTTATCAATCAATTTTTTAGAATGATAAATATTATAAACTGTAGACCCCACCTCTTTTTTGTCTCCTCTACCTGGTTGTTTTCTCATAACATCCACGGCATAAACATCTAAATAACCAACTTTACAAATGTAACGACCTCTTGTTGAACCTTTTCCCATTTTTATTTTTTTTTGTTTTAATTAATACTTCTACAAATATACTAATTTATTTTTATTCTATCCATTAATATTATTTTTTTTTTACAAAAATTGTTATTTATATAGTTAAAAATATTTTTTTGTTTTAATTAATACTTCTACAAATATACTAATTTATTTTTATTCTATCCATTAATATTATTTTTTTTTTACAAAAATTGTTATTTATATAGTTAAAAATATTTTTTTGTTTGAATTAAACTTAGTACATTTGTAATAAGTTAAACTAAAAAAAATAGAAATTATGTTAAAGGCAAAAAAAGAAGCTAGTGAATTTAAAAACTGTTCCCTTATTAAATTAAAAAGTGTACGTATGATTTATCGTTTTTTATCATATACGAATTTAGATAATGTAAACTTTTTTTTTACTTTTTTTGTGTTAGGGTTTTTTGTTTTCCTTTTTAATGAGGTAAATATTTTAACTTCATCATTGTTTGTTATTTTTCATTATTTTTTCTTTTGGAAATACCTTATATTAAATAAAAAATTTAAACTAGTTAATGATGAGGACAGAGAAGAAATTGAACAAGTAATTGTTTTTTTGGATGAGTTTATTAAAAACAAAAAACCCCCAATCAAATGAAAGGGGGTTTAAATTAGTTAGTATTATATTACGATTTACTTCTTTCTCTATTTGTTTCTCTTTTTGAATAAGAAAAACAAGCTAATATAATACCAAGAACCATTACTAATAACGCCATACCAGCATTACCACGGCCCAAACCCATGTATTGTTCGTTTATCTCATGTATTTTAGTGAAAAATTCACTCTGACTCCAACCTGATACTTCACCGGCAATACTGATTAGTCCTGTCGCACTTGCCAATCCTCCAGCATAAATTCCAAGATTTGAGATAAAATCTTTAACTCTACTGATAATACCTTCATTTAGATAACCTTCGTCCACTAATTTTGATTCTTCGTCGTCTAATTTATTTATTATCTTTTCAAGATTCACCTCTTTAGATTTTTTGAGTATCTTTGATAATTCTGCGTCAGTTAAATCACTAAAAACCTCATTTTTAAAGAAATTTTTTGATGCGTTAACGGCTTTTTTAAAATTGTCAAAAGAACCTCGAATAAGTCCTTTTTCTTTTTCTTTTTCAGTTATTATTGTTTTGGCAATTCTTACCAAATCTCTTTCTGTTAATCTTATAATTCTTGCCATAGTGTTTATATTGTTATTTGTGCGTCAATCGTAGTACCATTCATATTACAATCGGTTAATATTAATGAACCGTTTCTAACTTCCCATGTTCCACTAGTTCCACACGTTCCATCCTGAACATCATTAAGTGTGAATCTTTCTTGGTCTTCTTTAATTACTCGTCTAACCAATCTTGTTAAATCTCTTTCAGTTAATCTTGCAGTTCTTCTCATAGTATTTTAATTTATTAATAAATATAACATAAAACAAAAAAACAACACCTTTTGTGGGTGTTGTCATGTAAAATATATGTGGGGGGGTTATGCTTTTACAGATTGACCTTGATTCTGTACTTTACAACCGTCAATTGATATCCCTTTTTTAAATTTTTTAACCAATCCCCAAATTGTGTCCCATGTTATTGTGTGTTCACCACTTAAATCTTGATATAATGTTTTACCAAATTTTTTATTATAGGCATTTAATACGGAACCCATTTGTTGTTGAGTTTTTATTTCAGATAAAACTTTTGTTAAATCGTTAGATGCTCCAACCCCTGTCATTGAATTGTGTAGTCGTAATATCCATGATTGAATTGTTTTATCTAATTGGTTAGGTTGACCAGATATCCCTCTTAATTTGCCAAATAATTCTAAAGACAATTCACCCGATGATTTATAAGTTTTACATCCTGTTTGAGGGGTATTTCCTACCCCTATATCAACACTATACCCTAATTCAGGCATAGCTTCTAAACCACCTAAAAATTGTTCTTTAATAACCCGTCTAACAAGTCTTGTTAAATCTGATTCCGTTAATCTTACAGTTCTTTTCATATTAAATGTCCCGTTTATCCATCAAGTTTAAATATTCGACAATGGCAGTTAATCCTGTCCCAAATGATATTCCAAGACAACCAAAAATCATTAATGAATTCATGTTGTCCCAAAAAAATAGAACTAATAAAATCTGAGAAACACACATTACAAAATTTAAAATAAAAGGTATCATATTATATAAATACTGTATTAAACCAATTCTTTACTATAAAGGTTTGCCAATATAACTCTTGCAAATTTAAAATCTTTAACACGATTTAACTTCAATCCATAGGCAACAGCAATCGATTTAAGGTATGGGTAAGCTTCATTAAGGGTCATTTTTCCTATTTCCATAATTTGTTTCTTAAAATGTATTTTAATAATTTATATCGTAGTCTATACAACATGTTCAAAAGTTTTTATAAATATAAAAAAATAAAATGAAATAAAAAACCCCACTCTTATTAGGAATAGGGGTTTGTTATATATTTTTTATAGGTTTTTTTTATTAAAAAAGACATTCAAATAATTTGCCAACATCGGCTGACAATCTTTCACCTCCAAGTATTCCCGATTCCGAAATTAATAGAAGGGTTATCCCACTTATAGCCAACGCACCGCCAGCAACAAACTGAACTCCTGGTGTCGCTAAAGCCAATGCCATAATTCCAAGTGCGTATGACCCTGCGGCTGTTGTTAAAACCGCCAAACTACTTAATCGTTTTCCAGTAATACAACTTTTGATTTGTTTTTCCATACTTGGATTTTTTTCTCCTGCGGCATATTTTTGTTTTGCAGTTTTAATCGCTGATGTAAAGCTGTTAGACTCTTCACTTTCTTCTCTAATAACTCGTCTAACCAATCTTGTTAAATCTCTTTCTGTTAATCTTACAATTCTTCCCATAGTGTTTTAATTTATTAATAAATACTACTATATTAAAAAAAAAACCCACTCTTATTAAAAAGTGGGGAATTAATTTAAATTATATGATTTTATTAACTTCTTTTATTTAATGTTACATAACATACACCACTAATTCCTGAAATTTCTCCCTCACCTTGTGCAACTATTTTTGTATTTCCTGATTTCATTTCTCCCGCTAATCTTTTAGATTGGTCTAACGGGATAGTAAATATTTTCCCTGTATTATCCACTCCCGCAATACCATTATCTTTTTTATTGTTCCATAATTTTGATATCACCACAGGTCCTTTATATGCTGACATAAATTTTCCAAAAACATTCTTGCCACAGTTAACACTTACTTTATAATTATTTAACAAGTTTTTTACACTTTTTGCATTTAACATACCATCTGCTGATGAATTAATGGTAATACCATTAATGACAGCTCCCTCATTTATATTATTTTTTTCTTCACTTAGAACTCTTCTAACAATTCTTGTTAAATCTGATTCCGTTAATCTTACAATTCTTGGCATAATGTTTTAATTTATTATAAATACACAGTATAGTAGTTAATTCTCCCATCATTTTTAAATAAAAATCCCGACCATTGTTTAAGATGACACCAACGAGATGACAATATAATAAAGAAGTTCGAACCGACGAAGTCGGTCGGGTACCGTCGACAAAAAAATTAGGGAAAATATCCGACGGAGTCGGTCAACGTTTGCGCGTTCTGGTTAAAAAGATGAATTTATTCTCCTTACCCTGTTTTAAAAGTTGCAATGAAATTAATTAATATGCGTATTCTTCTTCACCTCTGGAAAATGTGGTGATTCTTGATTCTTCCACAGGTAAGTTGTAATGTTTGTAAAGCCATTTAGATAATGCGGACTGAATATCTTTAAATCCTACCATAGAAAACATATTGATTGCACTAGTATAAGCTTCGTCTAACACATAAGCATAATACCCGTGACCATAATCAGTAAGAATGACAATAATTATGGGGTCACCATTGTCATTAACTAACGTAAATTTATCACCTTCTAATTGATGATGTAACTTACCAAATTGAGTTGTAATGAAATTATCAATAATGTTATCAAGTTTACTTTCAGTAATAATATAATTCATGTGTCAAATACTTTAATTATTTTTATAAATCATATATGTTTTCATAATATATATCAATTAAATCATCAATTTTTAAATCCATAAAATTAAGGCCAATCAATTTCATTAAATAAGTTTCACTCCAAAATTCACCATCTTGGTCCATTAAATTACTTCCACTTTGATACAGATATTGTTTGTTTGCAAGTTTGTCCTTATCAAATTGTATCAAATACATTGGACCAAATTGGATTTTATCTTGAAAAGCTTTTGGTGTACTAAGTGATATATATTTTTCTGAAAACGATTTAGGAATTTCGGAATATCTATTAATTTCTTTAATTTTCCCATTGAGGTCAATTTCAAAATTATTTTTAATAAAATTTTTAATTTTATTGTGGTTTAAATTTTCGTTATATTCTCTAATAACTCTTTTAACAATTCCTGTTAAATCTTGTTCCATTAATCTTACAATTCTTGACATAATATTTTATTAATAAATACTTTACAGGCCCTGAATGGTTTTCACAGATACTCCAAACCTTTCAGTGAACCACTCCTTAAATATTTCATGCCATCTATCACCAAAATACCCATTTAATGACACTAAATATTTATTTTCAATCTCAATAATGGGAGCCTTGTATTTCATAGCCTCAAAATCATCATCAAACCATTCAGGACCATACCACCAAAAACAATCATCTTCATCCTCAGAATCACCAAGATATGCTCGTAATGCATTATCATCCTCATTGTAAAAATCATCTAATGGGTGAGTCCAATGAAGTTCATCTTCAGGAAATAGTTCATTAAGATAATCAATGACTACTTTTTTAAATTTAGACTCGTTGATAATATATTTCATATTATTTTTCAGTTCCCACTACAGTAATTTGTACAACACTATCATCATCTATTTCACTATCGTGAACCTCATTTTCCAATTGCTCTCCTTCCCAATACAGATAAAATTCATCTTCTCTCATATCAGATAAATTATCATCATTTAACACACAATAAGAAGGTATTATTGTTTCATAATACCTTGTCCCAGATTCAGTATAGTCTTCAGAGTGAAGTACCTTTAATATTTTAAGTTTTGGTCTTTCAATTGGAATCCCAGGATTAACATTTAAATTTACTAATTCACATAAATAACTATAATCGTTAAAATTGGGGTTACTAATTCCAAAATATCTCAAAGCTGGGTTAACCAAATCAAGATTATTAATAATCTCGGATATATCAATTTCCTCAATATCGATTTCTTCAAATTTTTCGTAAATTAATATTATTAATCTTACCAATAATTTATCAGGAAAATTACTAATCTCTGTTGGTGCTCTGGCGTTTTGGTATGGAGAATTCATAATAAAAATATATGTTTATTGAATATAAATATAATACAAAATTAAAATAAGGGGTTTATTTCACATTGTATCCCTTAGCCTTCAACCGGTCGAATTTTTCGACTCTCGGTAAATCGTTACTCTACAATAAATTTTCTTGATTCCTCTTTAAGTCCTCTTAATAATCCTTTTTTGTATGCAACATAATCTTTTTCATATTTATATGGCCAAGCAATTAAGTAAGTATTTCTTTCACTTTTTGGATAAGTAAATAAATCACTTTTTAATTTCTTTTTAATCTTTCGTGGCAATCTAAATTTTTTGTTTTTTTGAGACATATCTTTCATTACAGTGGGTTTTTATATAAAGACAAAGATAGTAAATTATTTTAAATTTTACAAATATACCGTAAATCTTATTATATTAATAAATACTTTATAAAACAAAAACCCCACTCTTATTGGGAATGGGGTTTATAAATATATTATTTATTCGTCGGAACCCATATCTTCCTCTGGATTACCCGTTTAACAATACGGGTTAAATCTGATTCTTTCAGAGATTCATTATTATCACTTTCTGTAATATCTTTATAAACATCATTAATAAACTCCCAAATAGGTGAATAATATCTATCGGTAGATATTGTTTCTTCATCTTTCATTTCTGTTGGTTGGTGTCTTTCCATTGCGTTCGCAATAAGTTCTTGCGGAATATCCAATTTTTTTGAGATTTCAGATGCCATTTTATCAATAACATTACTATCCATAGAAGCCAAAGAATTATATTGTTCCACTTTTGATTGGAAGTTAGGTTTTAATGTTTTATTTAAAATCTTGAAAATTTCTTTATCTTCTGCATATCCTCTAATCTTAGGGTTTTCTTCACCATAAGATTTAATAAAATTAACAAAATTATCATAAATATTACCTTTTGATTTTTCACGAATAACTTCACCAGTATTACACAAATATTCTACCGTTCCGTCGTCATATAGTTTTAATTTTGCGGGAAAATTATATGAATCTAACTGACCCGCCTTATAATCTTTTGTATCAGTAAATGAATATTCTGAAGAAAAAGACTTCATATCAATTATTATTTGATAATAGTCTTTTATTTTTTTATACTCAACTTGAAGGTTGTCCGTGTCTTTTGAAATCAATTCCATTATTGATTCCAACTCTTTATAACAAGTCGACTTTATTAGACCTTTAGAAAATAACCCAAATAATTGTACTAATATTTTTCTACCAAAAAGTTTAATCGCCGCAAATGAAACCAAAGTTCCTCCGATAAGTGTTAAATAGTCGTTTAACCCTTCATTGACAGGTTTCTTTTTTGTTTTATTTTCTTTAATAACTCGTCTAACCAATCTTGTTAAATCTCTTTCTGTTAATCTTGTAATTCTTCCCATAATATTATTTGTTTTTTAATGACCTGAAAGTATTAAAAATCACTATAATCAATACTATCATAAAGTTTTTCTTCTATTTCTGACGCTAATTCATCATAATGGTGGTCTCTTAAAACATCAATAATATACCATTCATCAATTTCATCGATTGCGTCTGGTGAAAATCCAAGTTCGTTTAACAGAAAATCTTCAGCAATTTTTATTAACTCTTTAAGCGACTTATTTTCAAAATCACTATCATAATCATTATCGTCATCCATTTCGCTAATAACTCTTTTAACGATACGAGACAAATCGGATTCAGTTAATCTTGTAATTCTTGCCATAATATTTTAATTTATTAATAAATACTTCATAAGACAAAAAAACCCCACTCTTATTGGGAATGGGGAATTAATTTAGATTGTATGGTTTTATTACTTGGTACTACAACTTCTCAAATAATATGCTCCCCATACTGCCAAACCTAGAGTGAGAGGTACCATTACTCCAACCCCACCCATCATTGCCATGTGGATAGCCACGGCGCCTGATAAATAAGATGAAAGCAATACGGCCCCATACTTAGACGTTTTCGGGATGATAAATAATATCACACCAGCAAGTTCAACCACACCAAGCAAAGCAAGATAAGGAAGAAGATTCATAAATGTGAAGTTCTTAACCATTTCTTCTGTTCCAATAATTTTGGAAACTGAAGACATCCCTAACATAAACGTAACCAAGACGGTTAACAACCACCCCAAGTTTTTAAATGTAAGATATTTTTTCATATGACAAATTATAAAATATATTATTTAATAAGTCAAATTAATTTTTTGATAAAATATCACTAATGATTTTATTGACAATGTGTTCAATGTTGGATACTTACTATTCTACACCAAAATCCATATATACATCACTAAATGTTGGAAGTAATTCGTGGATGTATTCATACAGCTTACTTATTTTACCCATCTTTGGAGCCTCATAAAATTTAAAGTTCATCTCAAACTCGTAATGCTCCCAACGTTGGCCCACATTAATACTATGCAATTTGGGTAATCCTTCAATTCTATTGTATAAGGTGGGGAGAATCCCATTAATCATACCCTTAAGTTTATTTGAAAATTTTTCTTCATTTAGAAACTTATATTGTAAAATAAGGTCTTCATCAGTCAAACCAATATAAGGTAATACTTCATCAATATTTTCCCCCAATTTATATAAGAATGAGTCTGAATCAGGATTATACTTATCCCCCGACATACACATAACCTCAGGGTCAAGATAAACCGTTAAGAGATAATTACTATGACGATTTGGTGAAATACTAATATTAAAGTCCAAATCAAAATCATTAAAAATAAAATTCTTTAATAACTTGGTTATCTGAGGTATCATATTGGTTTCCTTCATATAAATAAATATGATATAAAACAAAAAACCCCACCTGTATTAGAGAATGGGGTTAAGTTTAAATATTGATTTGTTTATTATAATCTTTCGTATCCGTTTTCTTTTAACCAATTAGATACAATACCTGGATACATCCTTAAATCGTCAGGTAATTCCACACCATAATTTTCTTCCACAAAGGCTCTTAATGTTTCATCATTCCACCCACGACCAGAACTTGTATCATACCCTGGGACATGAAACTTTCTTTCCTCATCCTGTTGTCTCATTTCTTTATTAAATTTTTCATGATTTTTTTCATAGTCAGCATTACCCATACTATACGGACCTTCAATATAGTTTCTTTCTCGGTCACTTCTATCCATTTCCATAATAGTTCTTTTAACAATCCTTGTTAAATCTCTTTCCGTTAATCTTACAGTTCTTCTCATAATATTTTAATTTAATTTTCGTCATCCCCCCATGTGTGTCTCCCACCGTCACCTGATTCATATCTCCAATTCTCCATAATATCATCAAGTTTTAAACATAGACTGTCATATATTGCTTCGGAGTCTGTACCCACTTCGGAGATTGCCTCTGATAGTTTACTATTAAACAATTCTTTATATACAGTTTTATTTGGGTGAGGAAGTCCAAGGTCATTTTCAATAATGTTACCTAACCCATAATTTGATTTAATTTCCAATCTAGCCTTTCTTTTAAGATATTCTAATTCCTCGTCGTCACCTTTACAATATCTGATAAATACAACAATGTTTCCGTCCTCATCCTCATCAACGCCCATTGAAGACATATTACCAAGACTAGAACCTTCACAATCTGTTGTTTTAATATCAAAATTGATATGTTCATCCATAGAGGTATCGTCCATAGAGGTGTAATCTTCATATTCATCTTCACCTTCTCTAATAATTCGTCTAACCAATCTTGTTAAATCTCTTTCTGTTAATCTTACAATTCTTCCCATAATATTTTAATTTATTAATAAATACTTCTATATTCTAAAAAGAAACCCCACCTGTATTAGAGAATGGGGTTCTTATATTAATTCCTTTATTATTTAAAAGTTACTGTCCTCATATGATATTGCTCTTGGGTCAATATTACTTACATCAATATCATTGTCTCCAAGGTAGTTTAAAAGTTTGTTTGCATCTTTTCTTGTCTTCGGTAAAGCCATTGATTGAATACCAGGCATATAAATTTTTAATTTATCTGACCTTTTGTTTATCATAATGGTTTTTTCTTCTCCGACAACCATATCTTCTGTTTTTAAAGTTATCTCAACATCATCAGAATCAATGTCATAGTGAGAAACATCTTTGATGTTAGTAATTCTTATTCGATAAGTTCCCGTATTACCTCCTCCCATATCTGCCACCATTAAAATCTCAGTTTTTCCTTGATTTAAACCAAATTCTTTTCCGTGTTCACGAAATCTATCGGACAATTTATTATATCCTTTTTCACCCGCAACATCTGCAGCTCTATCATACGTTGACCTATCAAGTTCCATAATTGTTTTTTTAACTAATCTTGTTAAATCTCTCTCAGTTAATCTTATAATTCTTGACATAATATTTTCTTTATTAATAAATACTTCTATGTTCAAAAAAAAACCCCACCTGTTAAAGATGGGGTTCATTTTATTTTTCAGACCATTTAAAATAATCTTTTCTATCCTTATTTATTATAAAAAGTAACATTATACCTAACAATAACCAAAGATATATCATTTCTTAATTATTAATTTTTTAGTTTTCACTTTATTTACTCTTAAAAAGTACATACCTGAAGGTATGTTTCTTAAATTAATCTCATAACCATTTACAGTATTGATTACTTGACCATTTTGGTTGATTATCTCCATGTATGATTTTTTACTAACATAAACCACATCACTTGCAGGGTTTGGGTAGATTATAAAGTCATCTGATTTTTCTTTTACCGATGCTAAATCACCAAATACTCCTTGTGGAAAACTTGCTCCAACCGCAGCTGTTGAACCTTCTTGTAATCTATAGTCAGGAGTCAATCCAAGTGGAACAAATGGTGTTACCCAATTGATGTTTGAATGTGTTGAAACTGAGTCATTTGCGTTTTGTGAGAAATACGATGATAATAATCCAGGTGTTATTGTAATACATACAGTACCAGGGTTAAAGTTAGAAAGAATGTTACTGTGGAAATGCATTGTGTCTCCTAAAATATTATCTTCTACAGGTAGACCTTCAATGGATAATCCTTTTTCCCATCCAGTAACAATAGTGTTGAAAACAGAAGTTGCGGTATTTCTTCTTAATCTGAAAGCCTTTTCAAATTTTTCACCAATTGGTAGGGAAACCGTCCCGTTAGCTTTAGCCCCAATTATTGTGAAGTTAGAAAAAATAGGTGCCGTCAATGGTTGTGCCGCACTACCTTGTGAGTCATTATCCGATTCAAAACAATTTGAGTCGCCAGGAGCGTCTGACAAATTTTCATTTCTAATCGACAAACCAAATTGAACATTACCTCTGTATCCAAAGTCAGTATCAAAGTCATCATCAATTGATGAATATGCAATTAAGTGTTTACAATTTACAGTTCCTCCAAACCACTCAAAAGAGTCGTCACCAGAGTAACTTACTTGTATGTAATCAACCAACGTTTGATTACCTACAGAACCAAAAGTAATACCATTTATCTCTTTGTTTGGTTCAAGTGGAATACCCGCAAACTCAATACGTACAAATCTAATTACACCTGAGTCATCGTTATCGTTAGTGCCTCCGTGTTGCGTAAAGTTTGTTGCTGTAAGTCCTTCGATATTTGCAACACCGCCAGGTTGGTTGTTAATAGCATTACCCAAGATAATAACACCACCCCAATCACCACCAGTTCTTTGTTGAATTGGATTGTTAGATGTAAAAACAATTGGGTTAAATTGTTCTCCGTCAGCGATAAGTTTAGAACCTCTTGTAACAATCAAAGTTCCTTGTGTTGCGTAGTCACCTCTGATAATTGTTCCCGGTAAAATAGTAAGAGTTGCTCCGTTTTTAACATAAACCTTGTTTTGAAGTTTGATTACTCCTGACCAAGTTGTGTTTGTTGTAATGTCCGTACTAACGGTTGTTTGTGTTGTTGGGTAATTTGTATTTTCTGGTTCAAAATTAGACCACCCATAAGTCCAATCTGTTTGTGGTGTATTGTCTGTTACAGGAAATGCTCCCTTATAATCAGTCTCAGTCCAAAACTGACTTTGTGCGTTTGTTGTAAAAACAAACATTAACATTAAGATACTTGTGTAAATTTTTTTCATATTTTATTTTTTTATTTTTATTACACAAATATATAGTCCAACAAATAGGTTAAATCAATTCACTTACCACAATTTAACGAAACCCTAATACCCTTAACTTTTGGTTAACATAAAAAAACCCCCACTCTTACTAAAAACTAAGCCTATCCCACTTATGGTCAAAATACGGATAATATTTCATAAAGTTGGAGTGTCTCGTGATAAGGTCTTCAAGTCCCCAAAAGAAAAAGGTGATAAACAAAATAAACATAAAAATAGATTGGTCGTTAAACGATTTAATTGACCATACAATAAGGATTTGAGCCCAAAAAATGTCATATAGAAAACGACAATAATATGTAATAAGATTTTTCATACAACAAAGATAATAGAATTTTTCATTTTTTCAAATTATAAGGATTTTATTTTACAGATTATAAAAAATAATCATAAGTCCCATATACTTTTTCTTTTACGTTTAAACCTCTTCATCAATAACTCCCAAATCAATACTACTATCCGTATCTTCCTCCTCATTGTTTAATTTTTTTTTATATTGATACCACGCAGGATTTGGAAGACCACTATAATGGTCCCATAAATTCTCGTCAATTAAGTCTACTTCAGAAATATCTTTAATAAGAAATATTATTCTTCATCATAACTTATATAAGATTTAGGTTCAACAAAATTCATATCAAAGTTTTCCAACTTTAATTTCATTTCATCAATATCCTCACGAGTATAGAACGGAGCGAAACTCGGTCTTTGTCTGAATGGAACATTTTCACGTTCTTCCCACACTTTAAGTTCTACCTCATGTCGGGGAATAGAATTCTTAAGATACATATATTCCTTCCATTTCTTATGGTCCTCAACGGATGGAATAAATTTAAGAACCCCATAGTTATCAATACCAGATAAGTCGGGGTTATTAGAATATACATCAACAATACCGTCGTCACCACCATATTGGTAACATAACTCCTGAAGAGTATGGGTATTATAGATATCCGAATTCTTCCAATTACGGCCATAAGAACGTACCTCACAGATATAAAAATATCCATCTTTATAATCATGGATTATACCCGAAGATTTAGATTGTACCTCAATCAGTTCTTCAATAGTAAGGTTTTTTAAAAAATTGTCGATTATCATACCACAAAGATAATAATAATAATACAATAGTTCAAAATTTTTCCAAAAATTTTTTTTTAGATATCCGACATTTTCTGAGAGACCAACTATAATGGACAACTTAGTGAATGAAAAAGACCCGAAGGGTTCGGTCGCTCAGAAAAACCGACGAAGTCGGGTTTCGTTTCCGGACACAATTTAAAAAGAAGAATTAATTATTATTTTATTTTTAATCTTTGTCCCGGTTTGATATTGTCTGACGTTAAATTATTTAACTTTCTTAACTTATCCACAGTAACAGATTTACCATATTTTGATGCAATTCCCGAAAGAGTATCACCTGATTTTACGGTATAAAACATTTCAGGAAAATCATAACCATAATCCATATTGTAATTACTTTTAAAGTACTTATCACATTCAGGACTATAAGCCAACTCCTTTGGCAACATTTTCAAACACCTTTGTTTTTCGGTTTCAGGTTTGGAATTTTTAACAACAGGTTTTTTTGTTTTTAATTCATTACCATACTTAATAAATGCTTCTTGATTGTTTACCATTCTATTGGCAACCCCACCTTTATATTTGGGGTCTTTTGCTTGAGAAAAATTAATGTTCCATCCTTCCACATATTTTTTAGCAGCTAAACTCCAATTACCTGAATTTATTGCCTTTACCCATTCATGAGATGTTTTTGCCTCCCCCCTAAACACGGTATTAACTAATACCCTTTGTATATATAATGGGTACTTATCATATTTTGGAAATAATACTTTTTTTGCAATATTTTCTTTTTCTATAATATCTTTTGTTAATAACTCTTCAGCCTTTGAATTTAATATCTTATTTCCTATTGTCGCTTCTTTACCTGTATGTCCCCACCCAATTGTTAATGTTCCACCCTTTTTTAGTTTATTATTTGAAATAAAAGTTTTTGGGTTTTTTGAATCCTTATCATCAAATACATAATGGTTACCTTTTGAATCAACAACAGTGGATTCATAATTTTTTATAATATCTCTTAATTCTGCATCATCAGCAATTGATTCCGTTAATAAAGATTTAAATTGGTTTTCTGTGATAATGATTTTCATACAACAATAAATATATAAGAAACAAAAAACCCCTCTTTGTTGGAGGGGGATTAATTTAGTTTATTATAAATACGTTAATTTCATTAAAAATTATCCTCGTCTTCATCAGGTCCTGGTATTTTAATTGGCCAAGTTCGAATATAGTCATAATTGATTCCCAATACTTCTCTACAATACTTACTAATGGTTTTAACGACACCTACTCTATCCAAATCAAGTAATGTATTTAATATTGATGTAACTTTATTAATAAGTGGAGATGCAATTGCCAATTGTTTTCCGTCACTTGTTTTAGATACCAATATTGCATACCCCTCGTCATCATTAAACTTATACGCTGAACCAAATTTTGTATCAACCTGAGTTAAGTTGTCAAACACAGTATTCAAATACTTCTCCACCATCCTGTTCAGACGGTCATCATCCTCCAACAAAATTTTATACTGAGACTCGGTTATAATATACTTCATAATAATATTCTTTACTGATAAATACAACAGTTAATTATAATAAATCCCCACTTTACATATTATAAGGGTTTTACTTTACATATTAGTAAAGTTCCATTTTACATAAAAATTTCCAAAAATTTTATTTTACATATAGGGGTCAATTTAAAAGAAGGGGTCATCATATGGAATACGTACTTTCAGAAAACCCCTACGATTAAAGTGAGGGATAAAAAAGATTAAAGTGAGGGATAAAAAAGATTAAAGTGAGGGATAAAGTGAGGGATAAAGAAAGAAGGGGGGTCTTGTTTTGGAAAATGAACACCCATATTCCCCCCCATCTTATCTCTTTCATAAAGAATATTAAAATCTTTTATAACTTTTCTATATACATCATCATGTATATTAAGACCATCTGTATAATTGAATGAAATTTTATCTTCAGATTCCATCCTACAAATATAAGACAAATCCTATACTTGTCCAAATGTATATAATAAAAGGTAGATTTGGACAACTATACCTCCACCCCATTTATGGGTGGGGGTTAAAATTGTTCGTAATCTTTATCATCATATAGTTCCGAGAATTTACTTAAATCAGAACCGACAATAGTTTTATCGGGATGTAAATTATATTTTTTAGAAAACCATTTCTGTAATAAAGATGATGCATCATAATCATTAATACCAAATTTATTTTCAAGAGGATTACTAACAACATCCCCGACAAATAAAGTACTGTCACCTTTCGTCTGATAAACAAATATAACCCCTTCTTCATTTTTATAAAAGAGGGACCTATAGTTACCCATCAAAACATATCTCCCACAATCACCGTAATGTTCATCCAACCATTTTGTTATAAGAACATTCAGTTTATTTTCCGTTATAATAATCTTCATAATAATAAATACCAAAAAAAGGACATTTTTTTCCCAAAAATTATTTTATTTGATTTAGGGGATTATCCCCCCTAATCTGACATTTTGACAGTATATAAGGGGGGATACGGGGGGGAGGGGGTACCCATAGGGGGGTATGACCCCATGCCGGGGGGAG